TGCCCCGAGACGATCCCGTTCCAACTCATCCAACCCAATTTCGTCGCCAACTACTTCTGGGGGCGTTCGGAGCTGGTCGATCTGCTGATGCTGCAACAGTGGCTGACCTCGCACCTGGACGACACCCAGCGCCTGATGGGAATCCAGATCGATAAGGTTCTCGGATTTGAGGGTGTCGATGGGCTTACGGACGAACTTTACGCCCAATTGACCCGCGTTCCAGGCACAGTGTCGTCTCCCGCCGGCACGACTATCAAAGACCTGACGCCATCGATGCCGGAACAGATGATCCCGCTGATTGGCGAGATTTTGGGGCTGATGGATCGCGCGTCGGGGTTCTCTAACATCCTTTCGGGGCAAGGTGAGCAGGGTGTTCGCGCCGGAAATCATGCCGAAACGCTCCAACGAAACGCCAGCCCCCGGCTGCGTGACCGCGCGCTACTTGTGGAGCGTAATTGCGCCAGCGCTGCGGATGCAACGCTTGCCCTGTTCGAGGCCAAGAAGGCTACGGTGATCTGGACACATCCCGACAAGGAAGAATCCGAGTTTCTGCTGTCTCAGGTGCCTGAAGATCGCCGGATTACCGTCGATGCCCACAGCTCAAGCCCGATTTTCCACGATGATCACGAACAGCTTTTGGCATGGGGCGTAAAGGCGGGCATTGTGACGCCGGAATCGGCCATCGAAGAGATGCCGTTTGAACACAAGGATATTTTGCTGGATCGTTTACGGGCAAAGGAAGCGGCTCAGGCTGCCTTAATCCAGCAGCACCCGGAAATCCTCACCCACGGCAAGGGTGGGCATAAACCGCACTAAAGTTGCCGGTCTTTCCCGGCTGCCCATGCCAGCGCCACCATGCGCCCAATGAACCTCCCTGTCGGGGGACGACAGTGAGGAAGGAATTGGCACCCTATTTCTGACCACAGCTCGGCAAGCGAGGGGGAATTGAACCCCACCACACTCGGGATTGGCATCAGGCCCACTCTTGGCTCTTCAGCCACTCATTAAAAGCATCTACAGGGTAATAAACCTGCCGCTCTATGCGAACATAGGCAGGACCGGACTTCTTCTTCCGCCAGAACCATAGGGTCCGTTCGCTGCGCCCGACTAACTCGGCCACCTGCTTCGGCGTGAGGCGAGTATTGGTTGCTAAAGAGCGCGCGCCGTTCATTCCGAACCCCTCTTACCACCACTTATGCCTTCCGCACAAGTCAATTGTGGACCAAGCGCACCTACACACTATTACTAGTGTCGCAGCGTAGGCGTTTCTCGTCCCTTCGGGGAGCAGATGCTGCGGCAGGTGTGCAACCTTAGAGACGGAGCAGTTTTATGAACGTGCGCAACCGCAAAAAGCATCGCAAGGGCCGCAAGTAGGTCTTTGACGATCGCGATTCCCCAAACCCCCACGATGGAGACCGCAATGGTCCGCTATCGCATGAAGCGTCGGCACGGCCGCCGGTAATCAGCCCGTGCAGTTCAAGCGTAAATCATCCCGTCCGAAGCATTCGCCGCGCAGACCATGCCCGTCGAAGGGATGACTCCTATGGCAGGAGCGCCGCCGCAGGGTGGCGCTCCCCCGCCTCCCGGTCAGCCGCCCGGCGGTGCTCCGCCAGGGCAGGCCACGGGAGCAACGCCAGCATCCACCCCTACCCCGAACCGGGGGATAGAGGCGGCGGCGCTGGCAAAAATTGCCGTGTTGACCACGGGCCTTCAAATGCTTCTGCCGATGTTCCCGGTGGGATCGGACATTTCCAGAGACGTTCGCGAAGCCGTGAACAAGCTGGCGAAGCACGTTCCTCCCGGCGCTGTGTCGCAGGGGGTGCAGATGACGGAGGCGCAGCGCGCGTTGATGCAGACGAAGCAGCAAGCGCCTCAGATTGCCGCGCAGCGTGCGGCGCAGACAGGTCAACCGCAGGCTGGTGGGGCACCGCCCCCAATGCCCGCAGCAGCGTGAGGACAGGATGCCAACCAACATTTTCCAAGATAACACGAAGAGCCTCCCCAAGCAGGACGCTCAGATCGTGCGCGTCACGATGAAGCAGAACGAGATCGGTGCCCGCACGGATCACATTCCGACGCCGCGCCAGTCCGGCGACATGACCATCTCACACGTTCCTAACGCTGGCTCGAAGACCTGATCATGGCACTCGTAGAAGTCGATGAAACCGAACTGAGCAACCTGCGCGGTATCCAGCAGGTTCTGGCTCAGGTCGAGAAGCATCCCGAAGCGCGGGCAATGGCGCAAAAAGCCGTTGCCCTTGCCGCACCTGAACGCGCTGGCCCGGAAGTCAAAATCCGGGGCGAACTCGATGAGTTTCGCAACGAGATCAAGGGCGTTCTGACCACCTTCGTGGACGAGCAGAAAGCAGCTCGCGAGGAAAACGAAACCGCCGCCGCCCGCCGTGCGCTGGAAACTCGCTGGATGGAGGGCCGCCAGAAGGCCCGCGCTGCCGGGTACAACAATGAAGAGGGCCTGAATGCCCTCGAAAAGTTCATGGAAGAGAAGGGCGTTGCGGATCACGAAGTCGCGATCCCGGCTTTCGAGCGCCTGCACCCGCCGCCCGAGCCGCTGATGACCGGCGGCAACCGCTGGGACTTCTTTGCCCCCGCCGCGCAGCAGGCTCCCGATCTGAAGCCGCTGTTTGATGGCAATGAAGATGCCTTCCTCGGTCCAGCGATCCAGAACGCCATCATGGAAGTGCGGAACAACCGATAATGTCCGAGCGCATCTTCCGCACCCCCGCGCCATCCAAGGCCGTGCCCGATCTGATCGTCGCGCCGATGACTGGCGGAGCGCCGCGCGCCGGTATGGTGGGCGAGCGCATGGGTGCGACGATCCCCGCCAATGACGTTAAGAATCTTCCCAATGCTCCGCTGAGCAAGGGCGACAAGTGATGCGCTCCGTCGCCGTCGTAACTTCACCCGCCGCATTCCGCCAATGGGCATTGCGGCAGCCGGATTTGGGCAGGCTAAGTGCCGATGCGGCGATGGGGGGCACTGATCGGCACGATGCGTGGACGGCCCAGCGCCTGGACTCGTTTGACGACCCGCAACCGGCCGATGTTCACGAAGTCGTGTTACTACCTGCCGATGGTGGCTTGGTAGCGACGCCGAGTGATTTGCTGCCGCCGCCGGCTAAGCCTGCCCCTGCCCCTGCCCCCGCTCCCGCGCCCGTTCCCAAACCTGCACCAGCGCCGGCTCCTGCTGCTGCCGCTCCTCCGCCTACTCCGGTGGAGGCCGCGTGATGTCAATTGCCGTGCTCGATATCAACCAACTTTACCCCCGCATCTGCGGCGAACTCGCGCAGGAGATATAAGTAATGCCGTTGCCAGGCCAAGGCGCTGTTCCCACCGGGAGCCTCTATAACGAGTTAACCGCAGCAACACGCCGCGCATTCGTCCCGAGGCTATTTGTTCAAATTTACTTCGCTACTCCAACTTTGTTCTATTTACTTGGGGCTGCGCAGAAGAGTGCTGGTGGGTTGAGTCAAATTACTTTACCTATCCAGGGCCAATCGATGGTCCAAGGGCAATTTACAGGTTACGGCGGTGGATTTAACTCCCCCGTCATTACCCCTGGCGTGCAGAACGCGCAGTTCCCGACGTGCTACTGGGTCGTTCCGGTCCCGCTACCGTTTGGTGAGACGGTCATTCAGGCGACGGATCGCGAGATTTCGCTGCTGAAGGCGCGGATGAACGACGTGTGGAGCGTGACCGTCCAGAACATGGGCGGGCTGCTTTACACGAACAACACAGCGAACTCGCTACTGCCGAACTCGTTTGTCGATGCGTTCGACAACGGGACGAACGTGGCGGTGTACGGCGGCATCAACCGCACGACTCCTGGCAACACGTCGTGGAAGGGCAATCTGCTTGCGGCAGCTTCCTACACGTCGGGCACGGGCACGGTCGGGACGGTCGGGTTCACTCGTAAGTCGATGTCGAATGTGCTGATCCAGGCCACGGACCTTGCGGGCGGCGAACCGCCGACGATGGTTGTGATGAGTCCCGGCGACTTTGCGACGCTGAACGGCGACTTCATCGGGACTGAGCAGATTTTCACTCGCCCCGGTTCCGAGTACACGATGGCGACGCCGGTTCGCTCGTCCTTCCCGAACCTTAACGTGGCCGGTGTGCCGATCTTCCCCGATCACTTTGTTCCGCAGGGGACGGCGGTGTTCATTAACAGCAAGTACACGAACATGTACCTGTCCGAGGATGCGGCGTTCGATTTCAGCGGGTTCTACTCCTTGGTGCCCTTGGGACAGATTGGACAACAGGGGGTTGTGGTCACGGGGTACAATGTCCTGACGGCCAAGCCGTCCGCAAATGCAATAATGACCGGCATTGGCGCGCCGTCGTTCTAGGCCAGATAGAGATAGGAGCAAACTGAAATGCAAGGTCTTTCTGGTCCCGGTCAGAAC